GACTGCATGGGTACGGGGCTATTCGAGTCACATCACGCCTACTCGAGGATCGTAACAATTTCAGGGCGGAAAAGAGGATTATAATGCAACACAAAAATTAGTGATCTCAAACCAAACGGAAAACGGGGGTATCCAGCACGGCGCTCATTATCAACCATAACCCAGGGCCGCCTACCCTCTCGAAACACAATAGTCGGAAAAAACTCACCAATTCTAATAGGTATTCCGCGAACTCTCCTGTCCACAGTGTTAACGTCAGTGCAAAAAACCCAGTCGTCGGCGCCAGGATCTAGAGGCAAAAGAGGCTTTACCACATTCGTCTCGAATACACCGCCGCGAACATGGGTTGTCTCAACAATATTCATCCTGATCATAGACGTGGGAGCCATACCTTGCAACATTGAGAACGTTTCCATCTCATACTGACGGAACATCGCAGTAACATTCATTACGGATGTTATAGTATGATGAAGGATTCCTTTGGTATTTGGAAACATAACAACAGCTAAATGCTGCTCAACCGCTTCCTTGATGAATTGAATCACATTCGGATTTACTCGCCTAGTATCATTGACGATAAAAGTCACACCGTCAACAGTTCCACGAACCAATGGTCTCAATGCCTCGAGCATGTCATGGATCGTCTTCACCTTCAGTCTAACATGGAGATTTTGACCGGCAGCGTTTGTCCACGCAACAAGAACCGTAAAGTATCGCACCTGCCGATCCATGTCACCCTGATACTCAAGGATTACGTCCGGGCTGACTTGACAATAAAACTGAAATAAAGTATGAGTGGAAGTAAACAATAAATCATTTCTAGGCAGTAGGCTAAGTGTCATACCAGTTCGAAATTTAATCATACCATACCTTTCATGAAACACAGCATCAAGAAGCAAACGCACATTGAGTCTTAAACTACGCCGGACAGGATCCTGAACAACCCACCCGTCAGCTCTGAATCCAGCGCGAGCGTCATAAATGCCAGTTTGTGGGAAATACACGCGATAATCCCCATTCAACTTTTCCTCCATAAATCCTGCACCCGTCTTCGCTAACGCTTTATCATCAATTCGGATTCCAAAAAGATCTAAAATTTCATAGTATACTCGATTCGGCAACCGTCGTGACATAAAGGCAGCTCGAATATACTCATGTACCGCAACATTTTCAAACACCTGTCCCAATGTCATATCGCATATGAGCTTCAATCCCTCCATGAGTTCGCGACCACCGTACATAGCTCGAACGAAAGCTTCCACCATTTGCTCGCTATCATTAGATTGCCACAAATTATGATAGTAATTCATCTCAATGACAGCATCTCCGTCACATTCACCGCCTTTGTACATATTACCGGGAGTATAAACTCGAGTCAGTAAGTCGATTCCCTCACGAATAGAAAATGGGGCCATATCTCTACTATTGTAGAAAGCGGGCACTGGTCGAGTAAATGGGGCACCATGTAATTGATGTTGCTCAAGCAGATCAGGCTCCTCCCTAACACAGTGAAAATTCCTCCACTCAGCAACATCATTCTGATGATTCCACCAAATCATTGGGTGAAGGGCTATCTCTAAGTAGATGGGACAATAGACCCAGTGGAACCACTCTGCAAATGACTGAATAAATGGGCGAATCGCTGATGACATTACGTCAAGTGCCAATCTCTCATTAGGAGTGTGCAAATTCTTCTCAGGCCCGAACATCAGTTGTTGGTACTGAATAGTGAAATCCAGAGCTCGAACCAGTTGACCATACGCAGGCAACACTCCCCCGCCTAATTGCTGCTGAGGAACAAAAGGCCGACCAGGCGCCCGTATCCGACGTCGATTAGGATAGTACCTCACACCGCCAACTTCACGGACATATAGCACATTATCTCGTAACAACCATTCCTGAATTGCACGCATCAATTGCCATCGTCGCGGTCGAGCTTGATCACCAGCGGCAGCAAAATTCCTTAACAGAGTGAATTGTAAAATCCGAGAATCAACCCTCCGAACTTGATACCCATCTTCAGCATAGACAGCATGACCATCAATATTAATACCATAACCAACTTCACCAATCAGTTCGGCAATTTCGTCGCGAAAGAATGTATGAAAAATATCATAAAATAAACGGGCCTTAACATGCTGATTCATTTGATATAAATTCGGGTTCATCATCAGAGCAATCTTAGCACCAAGCAGAACAATTAACATTTTAGATGGTGTGGGGATCCCGAGGTCATCAAGCTTACAACATACATTTGAGAATGGGGCAAGAATATCATAAACTATACGCTTACAAATCCCCTCTTGCGTAACATGAACGAGCAAATTCTGCCATTCAGAAAGCACCAAAGGCAATCCTCTTGTACCCCCGACTGCAATGTTATCCTGCCGTTCAAAAAACGCCAATCCACAGGAAACAGGAAGCAAATGGAAATACGCGATCCGAGACAGCACCGCTGATTCCAAGACTGACATGACATGCAGGCGAAAATTCGGACTAATCAAAAAAGCTTGATGATATGTCTGACGGTATATATCATCATTTGGAAATGTCAACAGCCATGACATCTCAACCTCGACATTAATCTCACTTCGTCGATACTTTTTGAGAATTACATCAACTCTTGGTCCTTCAATATCTCGTTCATTCAACTGACACATTTGAAGCATATTAATATAATCCAATAAGTTCATCCGCTCTCCATACAACTCCTCAAGTACATTTGCATGACACTCAGCAGATAAAAAATCAACGTTAGCCATAACTGGCTCCCCTTTCTTCCTATTAAAATGAGCATCAATCAAAGGACCATCTCCCCCATCTTCAATATTTGTCCCTAAGCCATTATCAGTCATCGCATCATGCACCTCACGCTGAAACCATAAATAAGGATTGTACTCTAACAGAGCTTCAGGAACATGGGGGTAATTATCATAATCATCATTAGCCAGCCATCCGTGAATACGTCGAAATGATTCAACCCCAGGAGCCTTGTGCCAGCATTTCTCACCAAATAAGTAGGCCTTCTGGTCCTCGTCTTTAGCAAGATATATCCATCTCCCAGCTCGAGCAGCCCCAGCGACCAGAAAGACAATAAATCGCATCATCTCAGAAGGGCTCTTCACATCATTGTACTTAATCTCCGGACTACAACTCTGATTCGTCAATCCTATTCCCAACGCCTCATGTCCCCCCACTCGACATGAAATGTTCTCCATGTTCAAGGGATCGATTTCTAAATCAAACCCAAAATTAGCAGTCTTAATTCTCACGTAACAATAATCAAATCCTGTTCCAAAATGTTTCTTCATAGATGCACAGAAGGGAAAGGTATCAGCCAACTGCGACCCATCTAATGCACCACCAACCCCTCCACACAGACCAATCTTAGAAACACACAACTGATAAAAGTGCGGAAGAGAATCAAGCAATACCAGTGAATTAGTTGAGACCTTGATACCGTGAGATGCCTCGACTAAAGCACTCTTTACAACATCCTCAGGCTCAAGTGCTTGCGACGCAGCTGGAACAATCGCAGTAACATCGGAATACTGCTTCAACAACTGAAGGATTTGATCTAAATTATCACTTGCAAAAGATACTCGTGGCACCAAACTATCATCCTGGGAGATCTTCTTCGATAATTCCGTTACAATGGCACCAATAGCATCAATCTTCTCCTTACCATCCTTCCTTGATGATTTCTCACTAACCTTATCGGTCTCCACCTTCTCATTACCATCCTTCTCAGTCTTTACATCCGTTTTTTGTACACTGCTATCCTGAACTTCCTTAGTTCCTGCTAAACCTTTAACACCCTGTGGTTGCTGTTCAGTTTCACTTTCAACATTCTCCGACTTTTTGTCATCGCCCTTCTTCTTCTTTCCTCGATCCGACATGACGTGAATGGACGTACAGTCAATGTC